TTGGATTACAAGAAATCAATATAAGTATTAATAAGAAATACTTCATACTATTCAATGCCAATAAATTTACAAATAAATTCAAGGTGATAATTAACAATCTTGTCTTGACCTTTTTTAGTCATCAAAATTTCTTTGCATTCTTTTTCATTCGTGTGAAACAGATTTTCTGTCAAAATAAATGGGCAAATAGTGTTTTTTAAAATATAGAAATCAGATTTTTTAACACCTCTATTCAATATGTTTGGAAATTCAGCATCAAATTTTTCACTTGATAAACTTGACAAAACCAAAGAATCAATACTGCATTGATTCGCAGTGAACACCTCCCATCCATTTGCCATTGGACTTGTAAATGCATTGGAATGAACAGAAACACCAATGAATTCAGTATCAGGATTGTCTTTTATCTCTTTATTAATCAAAGAAACTCTTTCACTCAACTTCATATCCACTTCAGAATCATTTGCATTGAATACATTAATCTTTTTATCCTTCAATTTAGCAGTTAATTTTGAAACAATTTGCCTGTTTCCAACACCTTCAAAGTATTGTGAACCATCATCCCAAATAGGTGACCTTTTACCAGCAGTTTGATATTCACCATCAATCATTCCACCATGTCCAGCATCTAAAATTACAGTTATACTCATTTTTTCAATTCGTTTAAATCCTTTTTGAATTCTTTTGCCCTTTTTACCAATGATCTTATCACCTCAACAAATGGTTTGTTCCCTAATTTTTGGCTTGTTTCATCAATTGATTTCATTTCAATGTATATCCAAAATGCAGTGACTAATTTCACACTGAAATACTTTATACCAAACAACTCACCTTCAAATATTTCTTTTGAAACAATAAAAGCAAATAATATGCTGAATGAATAAAAGAATGTTTTAACCACAACATTAAACAATTTATCACTTTGATATTGTTTGTTTTTTATTGCATTGTATATCCCAAAAATAGTATCAATGGAAATTGCCATTATCACCAACAAAACCATTCCTTTGATTGGTGCTAAAAATGTCATTATAATCATGCACAAAGCAAAAAAAGATTCTTTTATATTGGTGAAGTCAATCATTTGATTAGACTGTAATTGAATCCATTTGATCCAACATGACATTCATCTCTTAAATGTCTTCTACTAATTTTGGAACAGTCACATCCATTATCCCATTTATCAAAACCAGCATCACAAAGGTAAGTTCTAATGATATCAAAATAGCTATTCGCTCTTTGCTTTGATTCTTCCCAAATATCCTTTCTATCTTTGTTTTCTGTGGTTTTACTAAAGTCACTTAATTTGACTGTGTTTCCAAATGGTGTGTCATTGTTCACTCCGAAATAAGTATATCTTCCCCAAGCCAATTCAACCAAAACAAGTTTCAATCCTTGTTGTGTCCATGTGCATGAATCCTTTGTGAAATCTGCTCCATCCAATAAATCTGAATAAACTGGATTTGCAAGGTTTGAAAGCACATCAAAATAAAATGAATTACCTAACAAGTTCCTCAAATCTTGCTCCTGTGCATCTCTTATATATTCGTTTATTCGTGTACTTGGTGTGTGAAGTGAAATATCTTTATAATTAGACAAATCACTTGCATCAATTATTAATGGAATCATCTTTTATTAATTTTATAATTTTGAAATCTGTTGATCTCATAACCTCACTACTTGAATTCTTATAAAAATCACTAAACACTTTATCCAGATACATTCTGTAATCTTCTGTTTTTTCTTGCAAAAAGATTCGCATCTGCTTAATCAATTCACCACTATTTCCAAACATGCCACTTGAATTGGATGTGTCAATCAATGCTGGAGGAACTCCAAATGCTTTAATCACATTATCACTTGCTTTCCTATCAGTGTATTCAAACAACTTATCATTGACATTGGTGTTCACTTCTTTGAAGAATATTTCCTTATCAAGTTCATCACTATTCAAATCTGCTTCAATATGATTGAAAACACCTTGACCATCAACACCCAATTGACTTTTGAAATTGGATTGGAATGCTTCCTTTTGTCTTTGGCTTTCAAACTTCTTTGTCACAACAATCAAGTTGTTCAGAAATCCTTTGTTTAATAGATTATTCTTAAATTTAGAAGATTTGAATTCACTGTCTGCATCTTGTATTGCTGGATGAACTAATGACATTGGATAAACTCCAGATTCTATTTCAGAATAGAATATTTGACCTTTATATTCTTCAATTCCAACCTTTGATATTTGAGTTAATGCAACATTTGGATTGTAAACATCAAATTCAGAAACTGGATCTTTCTTGTTATGCCAATTCTTTGATAATTGTAACCTTGATTTGTAACCATTAACATCTTCCTTCCCCCATCTCACCCAATTGAATGGGATGTGTTTAATTGAAGAAATCAATCCAAGTTCATTGTAACCAATATGTAAAGTAAAACCATTGAAATATGCAATGTCTTCAGCAATTTTTGAAATTAATCCATTTACTGATTCATTGTCTTTGTTTAAAAAAAAGTCAACTTCAACACCTTTACCTTTAATGAATTTCTTCAATAACGCAACACAAGATGATGCAGTGACTGAATTATTAATCACAGATTTCACTTCATTTGGGTAATTGTTATCTTCACCAAAATTGAAAATTCCCTTCCTTTTGTCAAAAGTTGGTTTATTATTCGATATGTTAGTTGAATCAGAAATCATTATTTTTCAGTATTAAATACTTCTTCCTTTTTTTTAGCAACCTTCTTTTTTCTTGGTTTTTTAGCAACCAATAATTCTTCCCAATTCTCTGGAAATCTTTTAAAATGAACAATCCTTGCTTTGTTTTGCTTCAAATAATCAATTGCAATCTTATCCGTCAAAGTGTCATTTGTGTGAATCTCTCTTGAATTGTGTCTTCTAATACAAGAAACTGATAATTCAAATTGTGTAGTCTTTTCCATATTAATCTTTTTTTGTTTATTATAAAGATACGCATTTATTCTGATATACGCATTGGTAAAACAAGCTGGACATCCCACCTTCATTTTTTCATTAAACGTATCAAAATAAAGGTCAGCAAATTCTTTTATTAGAACTGCCGACCTCATTACTTCTTTGATATCTCTTTTTAAGATATCCGCCATTATTATGGTGCAGTTGGTGTCAACAATGCAGTTACTGCTGCTTCTGTTGTCGTGTCATCAGTGATAAAGAATGCATAAGGAAAACCATTGTTTTCAAAACCATCTTTGTTAGATAGTGTAAATGGTAAACCTCCATTTACATTTGCATCAAATACTGCTTCAGTTAGAACCATTCCTTGATCGTATCCGAATACTTTGTATCTTGATGAACCTGTTCCATCAGAACCGATATATTTCATTTCTAATACTGCAGTAATTTCTGCACCATTTGTGTATGCTTTTAGTTGTTCTAATGCATTTGGATTCAAGTCACCAATGTAACCAATCAATGTGTGTACCCATCCATCAAATGTATCATCTTTTGGTGCAAATGTTGCTTGACCATTTAAAAGAGTTTTAACTCCTGTCATCAAGTAACCTTGTTTTACTCCAGTTTTTAATACTAATGATTCAATGATTTCTTCATTTGTTACATTGAACACTGTTGCACCCTTATCAATATCGGATGTATTCATGATTGTGACAGACTGCACTATCCCTTTTGTAGGGATAGATGTGCAATCTAATTCAAAACCACTTGTTATATTTTTTTCACAAGCCATGTTTTATATTTTTTAAAATTTATACTTAGTAAGCCACAACAATTTTGTAGTCTTCCTCTAATAATTTAGCATCAACTTGTACTGCCCATCTGTTATAGTTAAGATTATCTTTTCTGTCATAAAAGAATTCGTATGAATCCAAATCTGCTTCAGATAATAAACCTAAACTTAAAGTTGTTGGCGCAACAAATAACGCTCTGTTTGGCATATCTGCAACAGTTCCATCAAATGTTGAATCGTATATTGTTTTTGACCAATCTGGTCTTTCAATTACATCAATTCCCATGAATGCACCAACACCTGTGATTGCTCTTCCTCCAGTTTCTAATTGCTCTACTGCAATTGCTGAACCACTTGTTGATTCTTGCATATAGAATAAATAGTTGTCAAACATTTCAGAAGTCAAAGCGAAATAAGCATTTGAATCATTCTTCAATCTTGAATCAGCTGCCATGTACATTGATTTTAATGTGTTGTATGCAGTATCAGATGCAAGTGTTACTTGTGCTGCGTATGTTGCTGCTGCATTTTCAGTAATAGAAATAACTCTATTCGCTGGAATTGTTACTGCTGCAACTGCATCAAATATTTGTTTCCAATATCCGTTCAATCCTGTTACAAGTGTAGCATCAAAAGTGTTTCCAGCTGGGTTAATATATCCAGTATCACCAAAT